AGCGGTATAACAAGTGGTTAAAAGCCGAAACGGTTGAAGTGCTGGAATGGATTCAGGAATACTATGGATATAGCAAAGAAAAGGCTCGTCAAGTATTACCTCTCCTATCTGAAGCCCAACTAAAAACAATAAAATCCAGAATGGACAAGGGTGGATAATACCGTTGTTCATGGGAACAGGGGTATTATAATGAATGATTTTTTTAAATTAGATTTACCGTTTGAATACAGTCCATTGGAAGTTAAATTAAAACAGCCCGACGATTTCCTAAAGGTCAGAGAAACACTGACTCGCATCGGAGTGGCCAGCCGCAGGGACAATACCCTGTATCAGAGCTGCCATATTCTGCACAAGCAAGGTCATTATTTCATCGTACATTTCAAAGAACTGTTTGCGCTTGATGGCAAGGCAGCGGATCTCAGCAAGAATGATATTCAGCGTCGCAACAGCATAGCAAAACTATTGTCGGACTGGGGTCTGGTAACCATCATCAGCTCCGATAAGTATATGGACCAGGCACCGTTGAGTCAGATTAAAATTTTAAACTATGACGAGAAGAATTCCTGGAATCTTCAGACTAAATATAACATCGGTAAAAAACGTGGATACAAGGAGTGAACGTGGATCAAATTAATTTGCAATTAACTATTAATGAAACCAACGCAGTTTTACTGGCTTTGGCTAAACTGCCCTATGAGACAGTAGCCCAGCTAATCGAAAAAATTCGTACACAGAGTCTGCCGCAGGTTCCTGCAGACCAGCGCAACGAAGATCGCAAAGAACGTCTGCAAAGAGATCTGCTCGATCACGTAGCCAACGACGAATAGGAATTTCTCGGGAGGGGAATCAACCTGGGTATGTTGTAAAAATTGCCCAACGCTGCGCCTTCGGGGCAGCAATTCAATTAACTCGCTGAAAAGGAGCAAGCAATGACATTTACAATCGACAAAATTCTGCACCCAGCTGCATTCAAAGACTTCGATAAATTCTTCGTGGGCTTTGATGAGCAATTCAATCGTCTAGCAAAACTACACGACGAAGTAACCAAGAACGTTCCCAATTATCCACCCTTCAATTATCGTAAAACCGGTGAAAACACCTACGTGATTGAAATGGCAGTTGCTGGTTTTGCACGTCAAGACATTGAAATTGAGTTTGATGAAGACAAACTGATTGTACGTGGCAATGCCAAGGAAGAAGAAGGCGACTTCCTATTCAAAGGTATTGCTAATCGTAATTTTACTCGCACGTTCGTAATCAATGATCAGATTGAGATCAAAGATGCGGAGATGTTCAATGGCATGCTTAAAATTGCTCTGGAGCGTTTGATTCCAGAACACAAGAAGCCAAAGAAGATTGAAGTCAAAGAACGCGGGACTGCTGGTAAGAAATTTCTGGCAGAAGGCGATGACAAATAAATGGCAACCTATGACCGATGAAGAAGTAGATTGGTTACAAGGTCGCGGTCCTCAACCAGGATCAAATTAAACAGCGGGGCTCCGGCCCCGCATATTGGAGATATCATGGAAGTTAAACTAATTAGAATGAGCACCGGCGAAGACCTAATCGCCGAGGTTGTGGACAAGACTAACCATCTAACAATCAAAAATCCCTGTCTGGTATTGATCCGTCCATCGGAAACCGGTACGGCCAGCGTCAACATCACCCATTGGGTTCCCTATGCTGCGGAAAAAGATTTCGAACTGAATTTTGATCATGTTATTTTCATGATTGAACCAGCGGACGATCTCTTGCAGAACTACAAGGCAGTATTCAGTCCACTGATCATGCCTAAACAGCAGAGCGTGATCAAATCCATCAAGTAATGTGCAAAAATTGCTGTCGGATCGATCCCAAACCCCAGAATTCTGGGGTTTTTAGTGCTTGACATCTAGCATCAAGGTGCTATAATAGTGGTATGGTAAATGATATTATTAAATGGACAGCGTTGATAGCCACACTCAGCGGAGCAGTTTGCACCAGCTTTCGCATCGATCCCCTGAATGTGTATTTGTTAAACCTCGGTAGCTTGTTGTATTTGACCTGGAGTTGGCGAGTACGAGACATCAATCTTGTATGCGTAAATGCCGGCTTGATGTTGATTTACATAGTAGGAATATTTCGTAGTTAAAATGCTTGACAAGTAGCACGAAGGTGCTATAATAATGGTTGTCATAGTAAAGCATATTAGTTGTCCTTGCAAGCAATTGCACTGAGAACTTGCGGAGCTCTATCATACAGCTCGCCTAGAAAGACGATACACAGATTGGAAACGATCTGCAAAGTTGCGATGGCTGCGATAGACTGGCTCACTAGTATGTTTTACTATGGTTGCAAACAGCGTGGCATGTACTCATCGTTGCAAGTGAGGAGGGCTGGGATTCGCTGGGCTATCAACAGTAGCCGCCATATTGAAGTGTTATCAAGGTAACGTGTATGGACGCATACACTATGCGGGTCACAGCGGCCGGCGACTGATCCTGATATAACTGCATCGGCTTTGGATGGGAAGCACCCAACTCCTAAATTGGCACGATAGCACTTCAATATGGTGACATGCGCTATAGTGTGTAGTGACTGGTCCTTTATCCCGGTCATGAAACTTACCTGGGGATGGCGTACCAGGCACCATAATAACAATTGCGGGTTAGAGAAGTGGTCGTTCTCGCTGGTTTCATATGCCAGAGGTCGTAGGTTCGAATCCTGCACCCGCTACCAAGGTTACGGAGAGTTGGCCGAGTTGGTCGAAGGCACCTTCCTGCTAAGAAGGCAAGCGGACAAAAATCTGCTTCATTGGTTCGAATCCAATACTCTTCGCCAAAAAAAAGGAATTACCATGCTAAGTTATATCATAACTTTTATTGCAGTATTTTTTGTAGATATCTTTTATACGTACTACATAAAATCTGTGAACGAAAGCAAAGCTCTCAATGCTAGTTTTTGGGGTGCAGTGGTATGGTTGATCGGTAGTCTGGCTGTGATTGAATATACTGCTAATCATTGGTTGTTGATACCGGCATGCATGGGTGCTTTTGCTGGTACATTTGTGGGAATAAAAATTAGGAAATAATCATGCCTGCAGTATTTTTAGTCAGCGATACGCATTTTGGTCACGCCGGTGTCTGCCATTTCTTGCAGAATGATGGTGTGACTAAACTACGTCCCTGGGACAATCCCGATGACATGGACGAAGAAATGGTGCGACGTTGGAATGAAACCGTTAGACCCAAGGATAAAGTATATCATCTTGGTGATGTAGTAATTAACCGACGTCATCTTAAAACACTGGCTCGGCTCAACGGTGACAAAATATTGATCAAAGGTAATCACGATATTTTTAAGCTCGAAGATTACACTCCGTATTTTCGTGACATACGAGGCTACCATGTAATGAACGGTATGATACTAAGTCATATTCCGGTGCATGAAAGCAATCTGTATAGATTTGGTACCAACATTCATGGCCATACACATAGCAACAGAGTGATGACTACGGATACCTTTCTTAGGCAGCAGATCATTGATCCTCGCTATCAATGCGTGTGCGTGGAACAGACTGATTTTAGACCCATACTGTTTGAGGATGTGATTAAACGCATCGAAAAAGAAGGCGGCACCGTTGGTTTTAGGAATGGCAATGGTCCCATCATGTAATAACTGGGGATTGGTGAAATGGTATCACACCGGATTTTGATTCCGAGGTCAGAAGTTCGATCCTTCTATCCCCTGCCAGATAATATGCAGATATCAGAAACATCATCAATCATCGGCTGGTTTTTCGGCAATAAATTGCGCATAGAAACCAAGGAAACCTATCATTACGAATCTGGTAATGATGTATCTGTTACCAGATATCAGGACATCGCAGTTTCTTTGTATGATAAAAATGGTCTGGACGACACTGGTCCGGACAAAGGCCAAAACATAGATAAAAAAACCTGATAAGTACAAGGAGCAGCAATGAGCAAAGGCAGCAAGCCGCGTCCATTGAGTGTGGACACCAAGACGTTTGACGACAATTGGGCGGCAATTTTTAAAAATAAAACCGACAATACTGATACAGGTAAAAATGAATATCAGGACGAATTAAGCACCGAGGAATGCGTAATTGATGCTTTAGAGTTAGACAAACGATAAATCTCGGTGTAGTGTTAACGGCAGCACGATGGTCTCCAAAACCACAAGTCGCGGTTCGAATCCGTGCACCGAGGCCAATGAATTATATGGAGAAGATATGGACCGCACAGCAGCCGCAACAGCAATAGTAGGATCCGCCGAATTCATGGTGGGTGCATTGTTGATTTGCATTGGAATCAGCATTATTGCTGGAACCATTATTTTATTGAACAGACTATTTGCCAAATATTGGGTGCCGGTGAAAATTTTTAGCTATGTCAATGTAATGAATGATTCTAAGAATAAATCTTTCAAAGAACCGCGACTATGATCATGAGTGATGACAAAAAAATCCAATCTAGCCAAGGGTCGTAATAGCTATGATGCTGAGGTTGGTGGTAGTCTCATACCATTCTTCAATCGCAACGTAACTGAATATCCTACGGAGGCCGGAGGTCCTAAGTTTGATCTAATCCCGGTCACCAAGCAAAAAGATCTCATGGTCAATGCTGCGCGCATGCAGGCGCAGCAGGAATATGATCGCATCATGCAGTTGGTTACTGTGCTGCAACAACAGGCTGAGGAACTCAAGCGCCGACTCTGGCTCACTGATCAGGTGCATGCTGCACACTATAACATGCAGCTATATCCCGGAGGCTATTATTGGCTGCTTTATAACCATCGAGAAAATCGCAGTGAATTAAGTATCATGGGTCCGGACGACTGGACCACCGGACAACCTGATCATCTGGAATCAATTTGTCAAATACAATGGATGGGTGATCAAACCTGGCGAGAGGTTACGTAGGATTACCGAGATTGTTTGATATTAATACTGGATTGGTTCCTGCACCTAAAACACAGCCAATCTCAGCGTTAAAGGCAATCATGGTCCAGGTACCGGTCTGGTGATTGACCAACAGGGTATGCTGCACTGAAGGATCAATGATGTCTCGGCCTGACCACATAGGTGTTTCGTTGTATGGATCTTTCTGAAAATAGGCAAAGATTTTCTTAACATCATCACACACTATGGATTTTTCTATTTGAAACTCGGCTTGCACCGATCCAGCGAACAACAGTAACATCAGTGCGATTTTACGCATGATCATCTCCTTGAAACCACTAT